CTGTGCCACCAGTAAACGTGAGAGTCTCACTGTCAAGGTCGATATTAAGTGCGCCACCGGAGTCTGCTTGGAAGTCGAGGTCTTGTGCTGTGACTTGTGCATCCACATATGCCTTGATAGACTGTTGTGTAACCAGCGCAGCAGCACTGTTAGATGACATATCATCTTCATCTAGGATGTCCGTGACGGTTGTAGTCGGCATCGCAATGCTGTCTACATTTGCAACGCCGTCAATATACAGGTCTTTGAACTGCTTGCCAGACGCGCCCAAATCGACATCGTTGTTAGTTGTCGGCTCAACTACACCGTCTTTGATAACAAGTTGTTCTACAGACGAACTAGATACGTCTACTGAGAACTCAATCTGATTGTTGGGGTTGTCGATAACGACTTTGTTGAGCGGCGTGGTCTCGCCCGGATCACCAATGAGTCCGATGACCGGACCCTCGCCTGCCGTGCCATCGTGCTTGTGACCAGTGGTATTAACAAACGAAGCTAAAAGCTGGTTGAATTCGTCATTGGAATCTGCTGCATCAATAACGTCGCCATCAACGTAGGTTGACTGCCGTGCGGAATATCCTGCCATTTAACGTCTCCCTCCCGGAGTAAATTCTAATTGATAGCCCTTGATTGAAAAGGGTGCGAGACCGCTACGGTCATCTACACGCACACCCACTGTAAATCCGCCGCCCTCTACAGACTGACGTACCAGAGGTGCGCCTGACGATCCATACACCGCAGTGCCATACTTACTGATTGGATCACCATAGATGGCTGCACTACCGCCCGTAGCCAAAGCGTACTGAGCAGGCTGTGGCACGTCGGAAGAGTTAAAATCATATCTGATCCTGAAGTTAGAATCGACAGTGCCTTCGTTTTCGTAGTTCCAGATAATTCGCTGCATCAACTTGCGAATACCTGCATCTCCCATGTTCAAGTCAGGAGAACGATATCGTGCGGGTATATTAGTGCCATCAAAGCTGTTGCCATCATCGTGCTTGTACACGTATCCGTCGTGACCGCCGTGAACGATTGTTTCGGTGTTATCTATGAAGCCAGAAGCCATGCAGGCGGGCTTGATGCCCTGCAAGTCAGCGTACTCAAACCCCATGCCGCCGCCTTCTGCTGCCTGTTTCATTACGGCAGCTACGCCATTTGCTCCCGTCTCTACGGTAGCGTCCGCAGCAAAAAAAAGGCGGTACTGACTCTTGTTACGAATAACAGTAGAAGAAATTCTGTCGAGGCTGATATTAGTGAGCAGAAGCCTGTCCTGTATCTGCTTTGATACTGTACCAAGTTCTACGTCACCTATACGTGCAGTACCTGCAAGAGTGCGAAGCCCATCGGGGGCAAGGTAGATAATGTCACCGCCAAGTTCTTGAATGCTGTGCTGGCTTACGCAACCGATTCTGCGAGTTACGGGCTGCAGTTGAAAGTCAGCAATGGACGTGCCGGTAAGTTGATGAATCTGATCTTCGCAGAAAATAAACAATGAGTTACGAAAAGTGACTAGCTGTACGACTGCACTGTCTACCTTGATAGACCCTGCGCCGTTTGCTGCAGAAAAATCTGTTTCGCTAAAGGGTGCAGAAAACACGATCTCTTGAGGGTTAGATGACATGCCCGCAAAGAACATGTGATTCTTGTGTAAGGCTACCGTAGAGGGATCAGCAGGTGCGCCAGTAGTGTTTACAGCAGTAACGGAACTGTTATTAAATATAGCAGCGTTATTAACGCCGTCTACATAGATTATCTTTTCAGTGTTGTCAAAATTGTACGTAACAAAACTGTATCTTTCTGCATTGGTACGGCCTGTCTGAATAGCAGTCCACGATCCAGTCGTGCCACCCTTAAATACCTTTTCTCCCCGCGCAGCAATAATGTTGCCCTTGTATATTGCTACACCAAGAACCTTTTCTGTGGATGCGCTTGTCTGGGGTACAATATTGGAATTGTACTTAGAAAAACCATTAATACGACGGTAACCACCCGAAATATCTGGCTCAAAATTGATAAGTTCAAGGGCCGCACCGGGAGGCATGGAAAACGAGTCCCTGTTGAGAATGAGTCCACCATTTAGCTTTACAACAAAGGGACTTAATAGAGAAGTATCTGGCATTAGACGGCTCTCATGTAGTCCTTGCGATTAATCAGTTCGATACGCATACGAGACAATCCTTCTGTGTAATCTCGCAATGCAAGCTGTGAGAATTGTACGTCGGAGCGTAGCATGTGTGCGTAGTACCTAGCGCGATTTACAATAACGTCGTGAAATCTTTCTGGAATAGTAGGTGTGTCTGTGTTTGAGGACATGTCGCTGACTGTCTTATAGTAGTAGTACCTAACGGTGTAGGTGGACACGTCTGGTACAGGAGACAATCCTAGCTTTTGGTCAGGCGTCTTATAGATAAACTCTGGCAAGGCACGTGAACCCGTGTCAGGATTTGTATCGGTCTCATTGCGCCGATCTAGGTATTCATTAAATGAAAGATACCTTAGTTTTTTTTCTGCTGTCGATGCGGATTCTTGTACAGTAAAGCTGTCATAGTCAACAGTCTTCGCATCTGATTCTCTGGCATACTCTGCTGTTCCTGCAGTAGTTGTGAAAGATTGGCTAACAACGGTAAACGGCCACTCGATTTCTGAGTTGATAATGTCGCGTTGAGCCTTGTTGATAAAATCAGCAACAGATGTTTGTATACCCCTAGTCGAAGCCACGTTAGTGATTTCAACCTCGTTGATCTCTCGAAGAACAGCATTGCAGAGTTGGAGATAGTTCATGTCTTACCTGTGAGGTTCGTAAAATTCTTCGGCAGCAACGACGACTGTCAGGGTGTCAGCGGTGCCTGCAGCTACGATAATCTTGTCACCCGCGTGGCAGTAGAGAGGCTTGTCTACTGTAAAGAGTGATTCAGAACCCTTGCCTGTCACTGCGTGGGACGAAAACAACGTGTGTGTAGTTGAGGCATCAGCTTCGTGAAACTTTAGAGTGTAGTTACGATTACTAGAATCGCTGTTGGTTATCATAACGTGTTCAATGTGGGACGAAAAGTTTGCCGGAACAACGTAGCAATCCGTATCATTCGTATTTGTCAGGGCCGTTGCTTGGGTAACAAACTTGGAACCTCCATTTAATACTGGCATATCTAGTACCCGTTAAGCTTCGCTATCCAGAACTGCAAGTGCTGCCAGCTTGTCCTCAGCATCCGCCCAAGCTTGGACCGCCTTGTCCATTTCTTCAAGCAAATCCGGATGTTCACCGATAGCAGCAGGATTGTTCGTGTAATTCGCATATACAAAGAGTGCATCTTTTTGCTGGGCCTCGTACTTGTGCTTCAATGCTTCGTAGGCAAGTCGTTTCATGTCGGTCTCCCTGTAGAGCATTATACACCTATTTTAACAGTTTGGCAAGAACTTATTTCTTTTGAGACTCGCGGATTGCTTTGAGTGTTTCTTGGATGCTTGGCGGCTTGGCATCGTTAGGCTCATACTTACACTGAAACTCGCGGGGGAACCACTCGTCCATACGAAAAAACAACGTGTCCACCGTGTTGTTTACGCCGTGATATACGCACACCCTCTGCTTGTCTACGGTAGTGCAGCCCTTCAGGCGACAGGCCACGTATTCTGGCTCTGCAGCATTAGCAACCTGACCCTTCATAAATACGACGAAGGCGTATAGGGCTGCAGCACCTGCAGTAACTACCAGTATCCACGCTACAATCTCTACAAACTTTTGCCTGCGTTCACGCTGCTTGTAGAGTGTTTCCTTGCGCTGCTTACGTATCTGGCCTTCCATTGCCACGAGGGAGTCCCACTTTGACTTGCCCATTGTCAAAGAAATCCACTGCTGCAGTTCGTATCTCTGCTGCTTTGCCTTCTCCTTGTTGGCAAATGCAGTTATGGCTTCCTGCTCTACCGTCTGTCCAGCAAACAACTTTTTAAATATCGGCGGGTTCTTGGCTTCCTTCTCCGCCTGCTCCAAGTCAGACATGGCACCCATCCAACGTGACAGGTCACCCGCCATCTGTTCGATATCCCGACCTACGGCAAAACCCTTCTTGATTGCAGAAAAGGCTGCCGAAGCAGTTGCCATTGCGGAAATGGGGTCCATCAATATACTTTCGTGTTGTTGTCGATTAGTTTTGGTAGACAGTAGGAGGTTATCTTTTCTCCTTGTTTGTGTAGGGTTTGTGCGTACCACACACAATCATTGAGGTCGGCAAAGTACAAGTCATTACTGACCATCTTCTTGTCTTCCCCCGTGCCTAAGAAAACGAACAGGAGAAAGACGTGTTTCACGTTCAGAACTCTCCCTTGACCATTGCGTCCGAAAGCTTAGTGGCCCGCGAACCGACTTGTGTCGCCCAACGCGAATCGAGCATTTCCCGTCCAGCGGCGTCGAACTTCTTTTCGTGTATCGCATTCCACATGCGCTTGAATTTACAGAGACGGGGAACACCCATGTTGAAGGCCATGTCCATCAGGATCAATTGTCGAACGGAGTCGAGGTCCTTCACACACTCGTGTACGCGACACAGTTCATCCTCGACGATCTTCATATCGTTCATAGCAAGGTAGCGGGCATCAGCCTCTGTAATACCATGCTCGTATACGACAGCCATCGACGGGATGTCCATGTGATCCAGTTCTTCTTTGCTGATACCGCGATCCTTGAGATTACGTCCGATACCAATCGTGTCGATACCCAGTGTATCCTGATAGACGGTAAGGACCATGCCCTCGTGTGCAATCAGTTTGTCTAGGAAGTGTGAGGTGTTGTACTTCATTTTTTGTGTACCTTCTGTACTTCAAATGATGCACGAGTAGATGCACCCTTGTGTGGCTTATATCCTCCGGAAGGATTCTTCATCAACTTGTAGCTTTTACCGGACTTCATCCAGTGAAATCCTTTGGGGGCTTGTATCGACTTTTTCATTTCTGTTTTCTCCTCCCATCCAGATACCAAACGC